GAACTCTAATTTTCCCGCAGAAAAAATCCGTCAATGGATTCGCTTGAAAATCGTTCAAACTTTCATAAACAACCTCCTGAACATCTACAACGGCTATATTTTGACTAGCCATCATTGCCATAACTTTTTTGATTTTTGATAAGTCTTTCATTTTTATTTTTTTTAATTAATTAATAGTAATAGTTGATATTATTAGTGCTGCGCTTGGAAAATCATTTGTAAATGTTGTATCCAATACTGGTTTAACAATCAAATAAGCGCAATCTGTTGGAAGTGTAAGTGATGCAATACTACCATTTCCAATAAGTGTTGGATTAAATAAGCTGTCGTAGCTATACCACTCAATAAGACAATTTCCTGATTGTTCAATATTGGCAGTAATATCAATATTTAAACCTGATACTGAATTTACAGTTAATCCTTTACATTTAAAGTAGGCAAGTAAATTACCAGATGCATCAACTTTATACAGTGATAATATTACAAAAAATCCAACTTGTGTAGCTCCAGAGTACACATTATATGATTGCGAAACCAAATATACTCCTGCCCCTTGTCCTGAAATATTTTTTGTGTAATTAGTAGTAGTTCCTGAAGTAGAATCAAGGTCTGTGCCAACACCAGCTACATAAAAAATAATATTTGTATCGTAATTATTGATAGTACAACCACTAGGGATTTGTGGGGGTATATCTGTATTTATATTAAATGTAATATCCCAATCGTCACCACCGTTGTTGGTGAAGTCGATTGTTGATGTTCCGGCGGTGTATGATTGGATGGAATAAGCGTAGTGAATTTTCAAATAGTCCGGTGCTACATTTCCGTAGAAATTAAACTCGCAACCGTCTGCTGTTGGGTAAATATCGCCTAATGCATTGTTTCTTACATAGTCGTTCCATAATACGCAATATTCTTCTTTGGAATTTGCGGTTCCAAGTCCGGTGCCGTCATTTGCAATAACAAGCACCGGATATGGATTAGGACAAGTTAATATGTCCCCACCGATTTGAGTTTTTAGTGTAAGTACTGTGGGCGTAATTACACTAGATCGAAACACTTGTCAATTCCTGCAGGAGCAACGAATTTACGAGGTTTGTCTGTTGACTGCCATGTGATACCGGCAACCCAAACAACATCTGATTCTACGTCCTCAGTAACTTCGTCTTTTGTTTCGGTAGTGATTGGTGCATCTACCATCCAAAGCAATGTTGAAGTTAAGAACGCGAATTTCCAATTTACAGCCTTATCGATTGTATCGTAAAATGCTGCGTTCGGGAAGAAGTTCAAATCTTTGAACTCTGCCTTGAAAGTGTAGTTCATTAAACGGTCGATTTCTCGGCCATACCCATCGCCTTTTTTGGCAGAACCGCCATCGTATTTGCCACGAACGTTGATTACTTGAATCACATTACCATCCTGCATAGCTTGAAGCCATTCAGTAGGGTTTTCTGGGTCGGTGAATACATACTCAGGTTTGATAAAAAATACTGTTGAAATACGCCCTTTTTCAGTAGTAGGGCAAGGGTTGCATAAGTAAGCCGGAACTGGTTGAGAACAGCCTACTTGATAATATGGTGCTAAAGCCATTGTTTGAAAAGTTAATTAATTACAGTTGCACATGTCAAAGCATCCGGTAAACCATGAGCTTTCTATTTTGTATCGTATCGAGAAGATAATCCTCTCCTGCGTGAGCTTTATTTCAAGTCCTTTAAATTCATTTTGGTAAACTCTGAGGCTATCCATATCTGAATCGAGAACTGAAATCGTATTTGTTTGTAGCGAATCAGTCATGAAGTTTGGTGTGTTTCCTAACGGGAAATTTGATACCAACAACATTTCCAACTGCTCTTTTGAAATCTTTATTTGGTCACGAAAAGCCATTACGCACATAAGCATAACACTTGTGCATTTTTGGAGCTTCTTATCTCGGCCGAAGTCTTTTGTAGCATCGAATGAATAAGTATTGCTCTGTACTCTGTGATAAACTGAAACCGGATAACGGTCATCAAAAACTACATCTCTATAATCCCCATTCTCGTAAACAATCGGTAGTGCTTTTTCTTCGCTCACCATTACTTGAGTAGCAATAGCCTCGAATCTACCACCGTTAAAACGGGCATCTTTAAACGCAGTACTTTTCAGTACGTTGTTAATTTCAGTTGCTGTTTGTTCTAAGTATGGCATTTCGTACTTCGAAAGTTATTATCTGTTTCAGTTTCGCCCGTTCGTCTACCGATAAGGCCCAAATTTGTTTTTTGTACTTCTGCGTTTCGAACATTACTGCTCTTTTCAGAAGTTCTGCGTTTTGGAATCCAATCCCCCATCCGCTTTGTGTTGGCATCACCGCCAACTGATTCTGCATTTGTCCGCTTAGTGAAAGGTTTACTGAACCTAGTTTATTGCGGCCAATGGCTGTTTTATATTCCTCATATCCTCCTTGGAAGTATCTTGAAGTATGCTTCTTTCCGTTTTTGAACATTGATACTCCGGTTTTACCAACCGGTGCGCCAAATGCCTTTTTGCTTCCAACGTTTGAAAGTGTTGATACATACATCGGTTTTTTAGAGTATTGGCCTATTTGTGAGCCGTCACTTGCTAAACCTTTGTCGTGTATTCGTTCAACAACTTCTGAAAGAATACTTTCGGAGGCAATACGTGCAATCTTACTGTGATTGCTTCCGCCTACTCCTACAGAGGATATTCTAGTAATCAAAGAACTAATGCGTTCACTCATGTTGCTTTTCAGCTCCATTACATTCTCGCTTCTGCTGTTCTAACCGGAGCATTACACTCAATACATGGATCACTCGTATCGATATTCAAACCTTTCAGAACATTATCGATTTCTTTGTTGTACTCCGATTCGAAATATTGTTGTTTTTCCAGAAGGCTTTCACGGTTTAGCGTAACTAAGTTGATACGGTCTGAGGCAAGCCCCTGAATCATTAACTCGGCACCTAGCAAATACCAAAACGCTGTTGCGAATGTTTCCAAGTTGTTGCATATCAGATTGTCGTATCGGCAAACAATAGAGAATACAGCAGAAACCCCGTAGCAATCCGAACCATAACTTAAAGTAGTCATGTCCGTTGGGTCGGTTGTTTTTGCTCCTCTTATGTAAGCGTTTCCACTTTCACCGTAGATGATACCTAAACCGGCATTTATTTGCTGACAAAGTCCTTGGTTAATAGTAAGATGAACCGTATCGAATGAATCAGAATCCACCCCGACAAATATGCGCTGTGCTTCGTACCGGCTGTTAACCTGAACTAAGTTCCAACCCTCTACAACATCGAAAGTTTTAGTTTCCAATGTATCTCCCGTTTCAACGTCCATCACTTTCAATACTAATCCCGTTTTAACCGAAGTAGCGTAAACAGAAACAGTTTGTAGGTTAATGGCTTGAAGCGTTGATTGTTTGTAGTTAGGACTTAATCTAAGGTCAATCGAAAAACCTTTTAGCTGATTTTCAGCACTATGGACGATTGATTTATTAACCAAGCGCCCAAGGTTTATTGACTGATTGATTGACTTTAACCGGTATTTAGCAGCGAGTTTTGCCGCGATGTCCGTTTTGAACTTCGCTATTGCTCGGTTCTCTACATCTTCCCAAACCTGAAAGAACGTTTTTTGCTCGTCTGTAGCCGTTTTATCGATTGTTTTTAAAGATATGCCGGGCAAGGAGTTGACATATAATAGGCTTACGGGCGTATCAACACCGCAACCTCTTAACCCAACATATCCTTTTAAACAATTCACTATTTACGGTTTGTAGTAGTAAGCAATTTTTGAGTATCTGCGAGGATAGAACAACTTTCCGGAGCCTTTAACTTTGTTATAAAACCCGTCTGGAAGAATGCCGAATAGTTTCGTTTTCTGTGACCATAGTAAGGTTGTAATCCAAGTCAAATCGCTGTAATATGTTGCTGTGCTTGAAGCAGATAGGCTATCCGCTACGTTTTTAGGGTCAACCCATTTGCCGGCTACTGAATCGTACAAGATAACCAACACCGGAGCTTTTCCGATAAGTGTATCAATCTTGAAATAGATGTCCGATCCGTCAAAGGTGTGGTTTACCAATAACGATGCGTTTTGTGCTTTTGAAGCAGTTGGTGCGACTACCATAAAGGCAATGGCTAAGAATAAGAATGCTATGAATTTTTTCACTGTTTTTATTTTTTAATGATTTTGAAATGAAGAAAAGCCTTAACCTTTGCCAAGGCTTTTCTCTTATTTATGAATTTGTTGCTGTGTAACGAAGCGTTCCGTTTACTCCGGTCAACACATCAGATGCATTGAAAGAATCGGAAGGCTTGTTCACTTGGTAGTAAGATTTTGACATAATCAAATTCCATCCACGACCTACGGCTGTAGGAGTTCCATCTACGTTGATTGTTTGAGGGCAATCGAAGTATTTGAATTGACAGTCAAATGATACGTTGCTCAATTCTGTTCCACCAAGGCTATTTGTAATAGGCAATTTGATGTTGAAGAACTGAGAAGTTCCTTTAGGGCCACTAAATGCAGGGCCAACAAAACGATCAACCGCCAACAACTGAACTGAATCTTTTTCGAACATTCCGAATTGATTTGCACCCCATCTTGTAGATGCCATCGGGTCGTAGAAGTATTTAGGCAATCCCAAACGAGATTGATTAACTCCATTCTGAGCCGTTGAAATTGCACCCATCATTTGCTGAATGAAAAGTCCATCGATTAAGCCTGAACCTACAATAGTAGCAGATGTGATGTCAATTTCGTTTCTTCGAGCATCAGTAAGCAATTTAGTCAAACCGCTATTTAACGGGTTTGTTGCTGTACTTAAATCGAAGTTCAATGTTTGTGCTGCATTGCTTCCGGTTACTACGTTAGTACCGAATGCGGCTGCTTGTAAGTCCAACAAATCGCCATTGATGTCCGCCAATAATCCGTTAGCTTGTTCAATCATGATTTGGTAAATTTCATTCATGATGCCTGAGAAGTTTCCGGTTTTTACTGTTCCGTCTTTGATGTTAATCAATTTTGAAGCATCGGCCTCGTATTGAGCAATCATTGCATCATCGAAAAGCAAAGAACGAACTTTGAACAATGTTGAAGGGATATTAGCCTCCAAACGTACCGGAATAGCGTCAATGTCGCAGTTATCTGTTGAACGAGATAAGCCGGCAACGCCACGCTGTCTGTAGTAGTATTTTACGTCTTTAACGTGTCCGCTACCATCGGAAACTGATTGTGAAACAATATTTGGAGTGCCTTGGGACAATAAGAATTCTAAATATCCTTTAGCGGTTACTTTAGCCCCATCGTAACCTCGTTTTTGAATTTCAGATCCTTGTAATAGGATATACGGTGCAAATCCTGCCATTTTTTTTGAGTTGTTTGTCCGGCTTATGAGAACGCTTTGGCTTGTTCGGCCATTTCATTAGCTGCTTCTAGGTTGATAGGTTTACTATCTTTCCCTTTTTCCGGTAGTTTAATTTCATGACTTGCCGACTGAGCGCCTGCAACTTTTAGTAGTTTGTTCGTGTTTAAAACACCTTCTGCGTAATCGTTCAATCCAACTTTGATAGAGGATTCATTGTAGTACTCTGTGCCGTCTTTGCGTAAAAGTGTTGGAACTCCATTCACTCGTTTTACAACAAGTTCTTTAGAGGCCAAATCTTCATTCAAAGCGTCAAGAGCAATTTTAGCTTTACGTTCTGCCGGCATATCATCCGGTAGAGCATATTCTTTTGTTTGCAACAACTGCTTTAATGAGAACGTAGTCAATTCAGATTCGTGCGAATCTAAAAGCGACTTTTTCTCAGTTTCGAAACCTTGTTTGGCTTCTGAAAGTTGTTTTTGTAGTTCGTTGATTTGCTTAGTAAACTCAGCAGTTTCAACCTTTTTATCTCCTTTTGCTTCGGCAACGGTTTTAACCTTTTGTCCTAGCAATTCAAGTTTTTTATAAGTACCTTTCACCTCTTTGATTTCAGCAACGTCAGTAGCGGAGAAAACGCCACTTTCCAAAATTGCGTTCAACTGAGAATCCACACCGTCCAACGCTTCGGCTCTAAATTTTGCACTTAGTTTGGCGCGAAGGTCGGGATTGTTTTCGGCAGCGTCCATACTAACTAGGTTAGTGTTGATTCTGCTTACTAGCGTATCTTCAATTTCTAAATTAGCGGATAAAATATCTACTAATTCAGGTGAATTTGTGTCAACTCCTGCTTTTTTGCAGAGATCAGTAAGGAATGTCCCTATTTTTACTTTAGGCATATTGGTTTATTTTGGTGTTTAGATTATTTCTTTTCTGCTGCTTTAGCATCAGCTTTCGCCTTTGCTTCTGCTGCTTTTGCTTCCTTTTCTGCTGCTTCGGCAGCAGCTTTCGCCTTTGCTTCGAGTTCGTCAATTTTGGCTTGTAAAGCATCTGCTTTCGCTTTCAATTCAGCGTTTTCGTCTTGCAATCCTGAAACTTCAACCTTAGCAGATTCGCCTTTGGTTTTCATGTATAATGCATCGGCTTCGTGATTAATAGAGCTTTCCTCTACTTCTTCAAGCAATGCTTTTTTGCCGTTCGGTTGGCGTAAGTTCCAACCTTGCCAAAATGATTTGGAGTCAACGGGAACGTAACTAATTGTACGTTCGTGTTCTTTGGTAACTTTTAGTACTAATCCCATGATTTGATTTTCGTGTTTTGAATAATAATTACACAAAAATAGAATTTAGTGGACTAAAAACTACCACCGTATTAAATATAGTGGTATATTTGCTATATAAACAATATGCTAAATGAGTAATAAAGACTGCCAGCCGAAAGCCTTTAATCTTAAGGGAATCACTTGCGAAATGCAGGATAAGATTCATAAGATACAAGCGAATATTCTTGCTGAAAACCCACACCGAACAACAGTTTCAGAAACAGAGGCGATTTTCAAGGCTATTCATGAATATCATAAAACCATAAAAACAAAATAGGATGAAAGCCAACACCGAAACCATATTCTTGAACGGGCAAACCTTTTCACGGGAAATCAACTACAAACTAGAACTAATCGAGGTTAATTCGACTAAGTTAGCCGGTTATAATTATTCATTTGGGAAATCTAAGGCAGCATGAGTTTAGCATCAGATATTTCGGTAAAAGTATGGAATGATTTTATTGCACGACCTTACAACCAAGGCAAAGAATATCAGTTTTCTTTCGCAAATCTCGAAAAAGAAGTAGGTAAAATTGTCAACGCTGAAATGAAGTCAATGTTCGAAGAAATACTTTTCCAAAAAAGAGAGATTATTGGTGGAGCATTGCGAAATGAAGTTGTAGATGTTTCGGTTATTTTAAACAAAGCCGAATCATTAGGGATAATTTTTGAGCCAAAATTTTAATTTAGTAGCATGAACAAAGCAGAAAAAACAGCCAAAATTCAAGATTTGGAAAGGCAGATTAGAGGAATAGAAAAAGTAGTTAAACTATACCCAAAAAAGAATGAGAAAAACTCATTAAGAAGAACAGCTTCGTCAGCTTGTCGTATAGTTAGGCTTTTGCTTACTCGTGCTTATATTAATGCTCAGATTGATTTGATTAAGTCACAGCCTACTTCTCATACCCATCATCCCCATATTTCACACTATACTTCGAGTACACAGCCACACGAATGTTAAATGGAACTATTGATTCGGAAACGGGGATTGCTTGGTGACCGCAGTTGTAACCGCCCCTATATACTCTAAAATTGCTTTCGTTGGTATTTGGTATCATTCCTCCTGGTAATCCCGTACGACTGTCTATTTTGCCTCCTACAGCGTCAAACTCGGGAAAATCGCCTTTGATTACATCGGGAAGTTCTTTAACGTAGATAAACTGCTTCTTTTTACAAGCCTCACAAAATGCCCTGGAAGTTTCAATTAACGCCCCCGTGTACCGATACCACTTTAACCCCAAATCATTTGACACTAAAGTATTGTATTGTGCTGCGTATTGGTTTAGCGTGTCGGTTGTGATTTGCTTAGTGTATCTTTCCAAAGCGCCTTGCCCCGATTCATTGCTTACTAAATACTCTCGCATTTGCTTCATCAGTTCCACATAGCTTGAACCCGTTGTTACATTTGTACGAAGTATTGACTGAATTTTTTCGGTAATATTTGCCGTTATTCCTGCGCCTTTTAAACTGCTTAGCGTTTCGTCAATAGCTTGACTTTTTAACTCTAAAACAGCTTTTGAAGGCTCAAAACCTTTATTTATACTAGCGAAGTATTCAGTTTGAACTGTGCTAATTTCATCTAGTGCACCTAGCAAATCTTTCACCGATTTATTGTAGGCATCGCTTCGGATAATAGCCTCTATTTTAGCTTTAATTTTCCCGATTAAAGCAATATTTTTGACCGAAGGTTTTATCTTATCGCCACTCGTTTCAAGTTCTTTTAATAGCGTAGATAGCTCCTTGTAAATACCGTCCTGAACACCTCCAATTTTACCATTGAACGCATCAGAACGGCTACTTATAATCTTGTGTAGTTCTTGTATGTATTTGCTGTCAGCCACCTATTAAGTCAATTTCTGTACTAAAGAAGCATCTGTCTGTGATTGTATTACTTGTGGTGTACCTAATTGTTTTCGAGCTTCTTCTTCTGATATTTGGAATCTTTGAGCAACTAATGAAACCGCAGCATCTAAATCGTAAACACCACTTGCAACCGCCTTAACAATCTCAATCATTCCCGTTAATCCACCAACTGAATTAGCAAGTGTATTTCCTGCTTGTGGGTCTACATTTAACGCATCTTTAATATCAGTAACGCCCGAAATTTCATTACGCTTTTTCTGTGCAAATTTCACTAAAACTTCGTATTGTTTTTTAGGGTCTAAGTCGTAAAAACTAGGATTTTCTTGTGATGCCTTACGAATGAATGGTATTAGGTTGCAAGAAATAATGTAGTCGATTACATCTACACCTCCGTTTTGCAGTCGGACTGTTTTTTCTTCTTCGGTTATGCCCGGGAGTGGGTTTAGCGCAAAGGAAGTTTTTATAAGTTGTTGCACATCGTTATCGTCTTTGAATTTCTTAGCTACTAAGTTCCTTTCTACGGCCATAATTATAAACGGATCAACTTTAGCTTCTCGAAGTGTTGAAATTTCAGCAACCATGTTATTTGAGCTTAATAAATCAAACTTTTGAGGAACGTTGATTTTGGGCACCATGCTATAAATGACTTTCTTATCATTTATTTGGTAGCCGTAACGAAGCATAGCGATGTACCAATAAGCCTTATTTAATATGCTTACCATATCAGAAGCTACAGCATAAACAAAGTTGTTAAGCGAATCCCCATCCATTGCTTTTGCTGTTCCTGATTGAGCAAGTGGAACGTCAGCTAAGTGTTCCATGTTTACAGCCGAATAAGCATCAAATATTTCTTGTTTGATTTCCTCACTCATTGCCTTAAGCATCAAAGCAACATCAGATTTTTGGATATACCCTGCGAGTGGCATCGGTAAGTCTTTAAGGCTTTGCCCTACACCTACAGTATTCGAGTTTAACACCATTGATTCGTATGGCGAAGTCGGAACTGTACCGTGTCCTTTACAATCGGGGCAAGTAATCGGTGCTGCTTCGGCATTTGGTTTGTAAAATGTAGTTCCATTACACTTCGTACACTTCTGCGTTTCAAACTGCCACATCAAAGAATGTACGTGCTGAACTATTTCAGCTTGTTTATCTGAGTATAAAGAAACTGCCGTGTTCAAACTTGGTACGATTCCGCCAATTCGGCTTTCGTATAAAAATTCTTGGTCACTTTCTTTTATTAAGCCTCCAAGTCTAAACGCAGGAAGTGAACCTGCAGTGTGTTGCGTTTCTTCAATTATCCAATCGGTGTTTTTGGGCCCGTTCTGCATTACCTTGTAGTAGGATAAGTCAGTAACTATCCAATAAACTTCACCGTCTTCGTATGTTCTGCCATCGTGAATGTAAGTGCTTTTTTCTTCACTTTCCAATACACAATATTGACCTTCTTTATAGTCATAAACATCATCAGAATTGAAAATCTCAAGTATAGGCTCTGGGTATTCGTTAGGACTTAACGGTTTATTATACCTTACCAAACATACTGCGTTCGGGTCAATCAAATACTGTTTTAACCCAATAGCAAACGCCCAATTTGTCAAACTGCCAAACATAGGATAGTCAACTTCACAGTATTGTTGGAGAGTGTTTTCTCCAAGTCGCGTGGGTTGCGCTTTTACATCGTAAGTAATCGCCCAATCAACGGATCGGTTAATCATTGACAGCGTGTTAATAATCTTCGAAACAACCCGTTTCGTTTTAGGTTGGTAAATCGCTGTTCTGTAATCGAAAATATATTTGCTTTCCCCGGGCCGTCTTTGTAGAAGTATTTTATCGGGTGTATTACCGTCAGCATGTACTTTTATTTCTTCGTACATCTTAACGGTTTCCTTGAATTCCTCGTGTCGCTTTTTGTCTTGTAAGTACTTCTTTAAAAACGATTGATTAATTTCTATTGCCATCTTAATATTTTGCTCGACTTGCAATAAAGTCGCGTTTAGGTTGCAATGTCGCAGAAATGGTAGTTATTCCTAGTCTGCCTAAATATCCTTTGAGTATATGTTCGTATTCGCGTTTGATGCTCGGTAATGTTTGATTGCCACCTACCGAAAGAATGTAGTATTGGTTTGATAGTTCAACGTAGTTCAAATTCTCGTTTGCACCATCATTCCCAAACCAATGCACCGGCTTAAAATCGGTGAACGGCATTTCATATCCTATTTTAGTAATGGCGATGTTGAAAGATAGTTCCTCGTTGAATACTGAGCCTAAAAATTCTCGTACTTGAACACGTGGATTGCCTATAATTTCGCGCACTTCTCGATAAATTTCAAGTGCTTTTTCTGTTTTTTTGAAGTATCTGAACTCCCCTGCGCAGTTGTAGAACTTGCCACTTTCAAGGTTATAGGCGGTTTTTATTTCTGAAAGTTTCGCCCAATAACTACCGGAAACTTCATCTACATTTTCGATTGATAAGTCAGTTACTCTACGCGTGTACATGAAAAAGTCAATATGGCTAAATAAGTCGAACAACTCACTCGGTTTCTTTTTCGGTAACCACAACGCATCCGCATCTATGACAATAGTTTCGGTATATGGCGAAAGTAAATCCTCAAAGCACTTAGCCTTGGTATCGGTGCGAACGTCACCAACATACAAGTATTCTTTCGGGCAATCGATTATCTTGTCAAACAATCCTGAAAAGTGCTTAATCGCCCAATTAGTACCACCGTTTTCGGTCACTATCGAAACATTCATATCCGGATCAACGGCTTTTATAGAAATGGCAAGTTTAACGGCCATCATTCCGTAATACGGGTGTCCGGTTGCGAAGATTAGTATTCCACGTGACGGTTTCTCGTAAATGTTGACAGTTTCGGTAACGTCTACCGGCACTGTTCCGGTTTCATCGAATGAGCTTTTAATTGGTTTTGCTTTTTTTGGTTTTGTTTCTGCCATTATCCACAGTTTGAGTTTAGTAATGAAAGTGCCTCATTAAGAATCACTTTTGTTGTTGCTTTTGCGGTACGTACCAATACGGAATCACTTGAGTTCCATTTTGGTTTATATGCTTCTGATTTGTAAACAGATTGGTAGTCCATATTTACGTTTCCGTTCGTTACTCGGACATTATCGCTCGACAAAGCTACGTTTAAACGGTCGTGCAATGCCTCGGTTAAATAATCGGTTTCTAGCGTGTATTCCTTTTCGATTCTTTCGAATTGCTTTTTATAAACTCCGTTGGAATACTGATAACCCTTTTCGGATTGTTTGTAATCCGGTTGTTTTAGGTAAAACGGCAAACGCACTCTATTTGGCGGAACTGAACCGCTTGTATAGTTAAACCCGTTGGCATCCTCGTTGCAATCGTACCGTATCAATGAAGTAAAACAAAAATCATTTGTCTTTTTGAAACAGTTTGTAGAGCCTACGCACTCAAATGTTCTTATCGGTTCGCCCTCGGTTATTTGGGTTATGCATCTTACTAGACACAGCGTGAAACAGTCCCCGTTTTTCATATCGTATTTAAATAGTGCACCACTATCTTCATATCCATACGCTCCAATCAGTAAGCCTACTCCACTTGGCAAATCTAATTCATCGGATAGCATTTCAAAAGATTCAATAGGAAACCCATTTTCATCTAATTCAACGTTTGAAAGGTCGGAACAGTCGGTACAAACTACCAAACGGTAAGTAAATAACTCCCCTGCTATGGCATCACCATAAAGCTCTATATCATCCGCGGCGGTTACCTTGAATTGGAAGTTCAAATCATCAGTAGAATTTACCGGCAAACATATCGCAGGATCAAAACACAGCGAACTAGGAATCTGCTCTCCAAACTGAATGAATGAATATCTTGGCGAAATTATCTGAAACGCCATTATAATTCGATTTTAGGTCGAAGAACAAAAGTTGCTATTCCATCATGTGGGGAGTATTTCAACTTATCAATCCAACCTTGTTTATATGTACCATTTCTGCACTCGTAAGACACAACCCCGTACGGATTGGCGAAGATTGCACTAAATTCGTTGTAAGTCAACGGATATTCAAAAGTAATATTTTCTTGCGAATAAATAGGATTTGCTTGTAATTCATCAACAAAATTTCCACGTTCAATATTAGAATCTTCCTGCAAAACAGTATCTTCAATAGGACAATCGTAAAACTGCTGTCCTTTGCCTTTGATATTCCCCTCCCCAGACGTGAATATTAGCTTAGTTGTGGCGTAGTCTTTAATGGATGAAACCACATACTTAAACCACCTCATTGCGTTTCTCATTGGGGAAATACGGAAGTTGTAAACTACATCCGATGTGAGTAGATTATCTGGTGAGGTGACTTTAGTTTCGGGAATCTTGAACGGGTTGGTTAGGTTTTCAGTTGTGCCATTATATACCGCTTCAAGTACTACAGTTTCGGCTACTTCAATGAAACAAACGTATGCTGCATAGTTAACATCAACTACTGTGAATGAACCATTATTGTAAAGTGTTCCGCTGAATGATATTGTATCTCCAATTTCAATGCCCAGCTGTAGTCCATAAATTGTAACTCTATTTTCTCCACTTATAACCGCAAATGAAAAATTGCTCACATATTTATCCGTCAGGCAAATAATAAACGTGTCATTATCATATCTCCAATCATTTGTTGTTCCTCCGATTTCCCTACGTGTTACTTCAATCGCATAACCAGAGGCAATGAATTTCGATATTTGCTCGAAAGTGTTTTTTACCTGCGAAAGAACTGTCCGGTAACTTCGTTTGGTTTGGATTTCGTCTATACCGTTGATTCGCTCCGCTTCCCATTTTTGATAGCCTACCGTAAAATTGGCGATGAAATTACTAGGGAGTGTTTCGCGCTCAATGGTGAACACTTTTTCGGCTGTGAAAATGATACTTGAATCATAGAAGTATTCCATCGGTTCAACACGAAGCATGTAACTACCTATTCTGAGTGGGTCGGGTTCTAACCCCATTCCTATGTTGTGGATGGCATTTAACCCTTCCATTACGTCCTGCATGGATAGCGTTAAACTCGGTTTGTTGCCGTCCTGCATAGTGTATTGACGGATTTTTAACCCGTTCGTTAACGCTTCTTTGCCTCCGCATCCTGTTTCCAGTGATGAATACGGCTGTGCATCGGTTCGCCCGAAATAATCTGAGTAAACCCGAATACAATCGTTAGTGTATGATTCTACTATCCTACTTAGCGTTTCATTGACTAGTGACACCTCCGCTTTTGATTTTTGACAAACGGAAACGGATTCGACTTTTAGGGTTGCAGTTGTGAAATTAAAAGCTAAAGAAAATGCAACCGGTGAAGTAGTATATTGAAAATCAACTATATCGAAAGAAAGGTAAATACGATCATCTTGGCTTAGTGTTAATGTTTCAGTAGTATGGATAGAGATTACTCCGGATGGTGGCAATGCAGTTGGCCCAATAGAAAAACTTTGTAGAGTGATGATTGTTGATGCGCTTGTTTCTCCCTTTTTGAAAACCCTTAAATCAATATTACAAGCAGTTGCTATCCATGTTGCTGTGCTATACATGAAGAAATCACCCTCCAAGTTTATTTCTAAGACGTAAGTGCCGGTGCAATTCAATTTAGAAACCGGTGAAAACTTGATCAATCCATCATAAACTAAAGTATTGGCATAGTAAGTTCCTGGTCCTCTATAAATATTCACATATTCAGTAGGGTCGCTCATTTCTATTTCGGTATTGTTCTGCTTATCCCAATCAAATGCAAATGTGATCACGGCAGTATCAGCAGTTGTAACACCTGCAATATTATCAGTTATTGTTTTCGTCTTCGGAACAGTCATTTCCCAATCGTTGAAATACTTTATTGGTTTGGGAACTAGCATTATTTCCTTGTTCAAGTTATCGTAAGGCGTAAGGTTATCCGTGTCCGAATCAAAAGACTTGAGCGATGCTAAATCAACTTTTTGCGACATACGGTTATTGATAGCCATGTAGCACGTGCTTGTTTCCACATTGACAGTTACATAACACCGGTCACTACAATGCTCTTTATAGAAATCAAACGCAAAAAACCCTTCATAAAGCGTAAGCCATGCATCGGTTTCAGAACAAGCATATTCTACTTTCAGTTTAACTTGTGCTTGAATACCAAAGTTATCGTAAGCCGTTTTTAAGATATTCATGGCTTCTTCCTCGAACTCGAATTGCGCTAAACCTTCGTCTTTGTCTGTGATTAAGTCAACAAATCCATGGTACTTATTATGCCTCATTAGCTTAATGACAATCGAATCCCATTTATACGGTTCTGGTATTTCAGTAGTCACTCCCAACGGGTCAACTGTGTAGTCAATAATTGAAAATTTTGTTTGCATTATTATTTTACTTTACTTTGTATCAAAATCACAGCCATGAAGTCACAACTAATCATTGCCTCGGTTATCGTTTGTTTCGCTTTTTCATCTTGCAAAAAGTGCGTTACTTGTTACGGGAACTTCGGTACTACCAACAAAATGGAATACTGTTCCGGTTCTGCTCAATACACATTTTTCGAGAAAAACGGGTATGTTAGAGATAATAATGCAGAAGCAGCGAAGTGTAACTAGTATCATCCTCTAAATTTATCGTTTAACACTTCCACAGTTGAGTTGCGTTTCACCAAATGCGACCTAAAACCGCTTTTATCCATAGTTATGTTCACTTGCTTTAGATTCTCCAACTTGGTTTCAATGTTGCCCAATGCGCTTACAACCGCACCGTTATCGTTTACAACTACGTTTTGACCGATTCCGTTTACTCCGATCGGGACGTAGCTATTTCCGCTTGGTAATGGCGGAGGCGTTGCACTTAACCCGTACATTTTTAGCAGTTGCATCGAATCGCTGTGCGTAACAATCTTTTCACCTCCGGGCGTATGGATAAGCTCCGGCCCTTCTTCACCTACCCATTTAAAGCCGGCCGGTGTAACTTGGTTTCCTTTCGTTCCTTTTGCAAATTGCGGAATAGGTTGTGATGCGATAATGGCGATTTGTGCTGCTCCTAACGCGCCGGCCATTGCAGCTAGTACCGGCCCTATTAATGGCCCTGCTTCCAATGCTGAAACTACAGCGTTAGCCGTGTTCATAGTTGCTTGTATGATCTTGGCCGCCTTTTCTTGCTTGAACGCCTCCTGCTTAATCTTACGAGCTTTGTCATCGTACTCTTTTTGAATACGTTCCTTTTGCGCTTCCGTTAACTCTTTATTGCTTAGCTCAATATCCCTTTGGCGGGTTAATTCAGCAAGTTGATTATCCGTGTTTTGCTTACTTAAAGCGAATAACTCACTTACCATTGACGAGAAGAAGTTAAGCGCGCCTTGCTGAATTTGCTTCTGTTGGTCAGCCTCATAAGCATGTAATTCGCCTAGTTTTTTAGCTTGATCTTCGTCTAATTGGTACTTTGTATCTAAGTATGTTTGATGGTCAATAATCCCTTTTTCGTAATACTGCCTATTAGCCATTTGTTTAGCACCAATAACAGATAATTCATTTTCCATTACTTGAACATCATTACCTTTCTTTTGCGACAAAGCGATATTCTCCATATTAACCTCATGTTCAAATGCGGATAATTGGGCTTGTTTTTGCCTAGTATAATAGTCGTTATCGAGTTTAGTTCGGTCAGCGTTCGCCTTAGCTTTAATCTCAATCAGTTTCGCGCTAAGCTCCTCCTCATTGTGAATAGTAGAAGTAGCTGAATTAATATCCATTTGCTCTTTGGTATCAATTAACTCTTTATTGAGCTTGAGTGATTCGTCACTAAACTGCATTCCCAAGTATAGCTTCGCTTGAATTTCCGATTGCTTAGCGTTTAACTCCGATTTGGCTTTGTTTTCATCGTACAGCTTTTGGAGGTCGGCAATCTTGTTTTGATATTGAACCTCGTATAAAAAGCGTTGATTATCGGTAACGCCTTTTTGAGCGAACTGAATATCCCTTTCCGCTTTAGCTAAATTTTTGGCTATTTGTAATTGATAGTCGGCATCCTTTCTCCTTTCCCCTTGTTCGGCTAAAATGAATGTTTTGGCATCCTCAAGTTGTTTGATTAGATACTCGCGGTTAAGGTTTTCAATGTCCTTGTTTAGCTTTACTTGGATGAGATACTTTTGACCGGCAGTCAAGTTCACATCCGAAAGTTCTACTTTGGAAGCCACTTGTAAATCGGCAATTTTAGCGTCAAGCTCTTTTTTAGAGTTTAGTTTCTGTACCAATACTTTAGCATCGGCAAACGCTTTTTCGCTCGTTAATTCCTTTCTGCGTTGCTCAGCATCGAACGCTATTTTATTCAAATAGTATTCATTATTAGCATCTTGTAAATTAGCAAGTACACTTTCGGCCGTTTCTAATCGCTTAGAATTATATGCCTTTTCGCTTTCAAGTTGCTTAATGAGTTCTTCACCCATGTTCTCCGTTTGCGCTTTGTTCAACTGCTTTTCAAGTGAAACCGCACGTTCTCTCATAAGGGTTATTTCTGAAATATCTTTGGAGTATTTAGAGAATAAAGCTACAGCCGCCTGTTGTTTTTCTTGGTTAAGTCGCATTTCAATCGCATGGAGTTCTTGGTCGGATGCCCCTTGCGCTTTCTTAGCGTCTAACTCATATTGAATCTGTTTAACCCGTTCATCGGTTGCCGCGCGTGTAATTTCATCTTGGAGTTTGGAAATTTCCAAGTTTTTTAGCTGAGCCTCGTTTAACTCCGTTTGCATTTCAGTAGCCGACTTAGTTCCCGATGTGAAATAGTAAAGTGCTGCCGTTAATGCCGCAATACCTCCGACTAATATCATAACCGGATTCGCGTTCATTACAGCATTTAAAGCTAATTGCGTTTCAATAGCCAACGTTTTTACTACTATGTTCTTGCTTTCTGCTGCCGTTTCAAGTGCTGTAATTAGCGTCATGGTCTTTTTTTGACCGGAAGCGATAATCGTAACAGCTATATTCTCCTTTTGAGTAATGTTTTGCAGCTGTTGAAGTCCGTTGGCGATAGCCATAACCGCGTTTAGTCTTACCAAAGTCTTTTGCAGTTCTTTTTGGTCAGTCCCAAACAATGCCGAAGCACCTTGAGCAACTGAATACGCAGCGGCCACACCTCCCAATACTTGCAAACTTGCATCTAAATACTTTGTATCGGAGGCCATTTGTTTGATACGGTTCTGAGTGTCACCCAACTGGTCTTCCAATTTGGCAGCCTCGATACTGAGTGTCATAAATCCCTGCGTTCCCTCTTTCCCTGCTTCTTCAAGAAGATTTAATTCCTCTTTCATGGCACGTAGCTGAGCCTTCAAACTTTTGCTCTTTTCAGTAGTTTTAAGCATTTCATTGCCATGATTCGCTACTTCTTTGGTTACGTCCTTGAGTGCTTGAGTAGGAATTGAAGCCGTCAACTGTTTGTTGGCATTCGATAATTCAGCGATTGACTTGGTAGTCTTTGCGTTGGCATCTACAAGTTTATTTGTATCAGTAATTTGTTGGCTAACGGCTTGCTGCTTTACTTGCGCTGCTTGTTTGAAAACAGCCGCTTCGTCTGCCGTTAGTTTTCCGATTTTTACAAGTCCATTGATTAATTCGTCTTGACCGGTGACGGCAAAGTCGATGTTGATTAGTACGTTATCCATTTAGGATCACTTTTCTGCGTTCTGTTGCGATGTCAGTATCACCTTATTTAATGTATGGTAATACTCTATGAGTGTATATTGCTCAATAGGCTTTTTAAGTCCTATGCTTGAGTTCGATACGATGGAAACTGCATCGTAAATTCCTTCTTCTGTTCGGGCGATAACGTTTCCAATATATTCGCCAAATGCTCCTGCGTTACTTGCTCCACTACTTTTGAATACGTCTGGATATCGAAGTCTTGCAAATTCAAAAACGGAATTAATCTTTGTATTGGCTGACGTAAAAAAAAAGCGTTCACGCCCTCAGCTTTCTTCCATTTCTCTATTTTCTTTAGGTTGTAACCCATTTCATAGTCTTCGGGTTTCTCGCTTTCATCGAAGTAAACCACCGATGCAAGTTTATAAACCGTGTCCGTGTCAACTAGGAAATTGAGCCTATCTGATAGCTGTTTATTTAGTTCGTTAATCTGAAATACATCAATCGGATTCGACCGTAAAGCCGTTTCGATTGCTTTGGTGTGCATTTGCAGGAACTCAAGCGAACACTTCATTCGGATTTCCTCGTAATACTTAATCGCTGCCAAACCTCGTAAGCATGGAATATTGAAAATATCGTCCATTTCATAGTACTTTACTCCGTCTACTTCAAAGGCTTCTTTGATAATAAACTTCGAATCTCTGAATGGATTCTTTTTTTTGAATGGATTCAACCTGCTTAAGAATGTCATAGTTTGGTTAAGGTTTCTTCTAGTTTGGCGAAATATTCCGCTTTGATGCAATGATTATCTTTAAAAACGTAGAAATATTGGCTATTTGGTAGTATCTGAATAGTTGTTTTCGGCTTTGATGGATTATCATAGTGATGCTTAGAACCTCCGCAACAAGTCTTTTGGAACGTCCAACCGTTATCAGTAAGAATCTGCTTAAAGTCCATTCGTTCTATGCCTTTGGTAGATGAAAATAAACTCGTCTAATACTGGCGAAACAATCACCATTAACCCTGCAGTACATGGAATAATCAAAAGTAGGTACCATGATAAACTGCCGTAAATCAAATAGTAAACGGTAACGCTCCAAACACTACTCATGCAAATTGCGCAATCGTAAAGCGGTTTTGCGATTAAGTCTGGAATCATGAACTTGTCTAAACTACGCCTTACAAAGCCGAAAATCATTCCATCCTGCAAAGAGATTGAAATGCCGACTATGAATAGTGCGGTTAGTATGGATTGGAAGATTATTGCTTGGGCCATTACTTCTTAATTATTAACCACATTTTAATCAACTGCCAAACGCTTTCAATGGTCACGGTAAATGAAAAGTCGGCTTTTGCCCCTGCGTAAACAGCAACGGTGAAACCTTTTTCTTCAAGTTTAGCTTTGTGCTTCAAAGACTTTTGCGTTCTGGGCAATAAAAATGATATGGTCATGGTTTATAGTTTTGGTTATTAATCGCATCCAATTACAGCAGGAGTAGCATCCCCACTTTCCGAATAAAACGAAATCGCAATGCAAGTAGTTTCAGTATCGCAAATAGTCATTAAGACGGGTTCTGCACCTTCAACTTCGTAAAATCTAAGCGTAAAAGTTCCGGAAAATGACCGAAGCAAGTGAATGAATGAGCTGTCTTCAATCAATGCAATCCCATCTCCATCGGTTTCTACAGTTCCATTTACTCGATTATCGAATTTGTCCGTTAATCTCCATCGGTAAGTATGTGACGCTTGTAAATCAGCATTTTTAACGGTAAACGCCTCAATGCACTCTGGCAACTCAGCAACAAAACAAACTTCGCAATTATTCACTTTGTGGAAATTTTACTCAAAAATAGAAAATTACTCAATAAGTTTCAATAGATGTGAAAAAAAAGTGTTACAAAAGTATCGCCACGTGTCGAAAGCATCCGCTTGTTTAGCCGGATTTTCCCTATCTGACTTGTCTAAGTTGCCATCAGGCATACGCCTAACGTTCTCGAAATCGTAAATTAAGTGCTTACAGTTCACCGGATCGAAATAGCATTCAATCTGAGAAAGGACAATATTTGATAGTGTCAAGTTGTTTTTAACAGACGGATTTTTATTCGGCACTTTTAGCTGAGCGTTAGAAAGTCCTAGTTTTGATTTGATTATCGTATAGTTACTGATAGCATCATTGCTTACTGTATTCGCATTGTTTCCACTCGCATCACCGGTGAACATAAACATGGCATTCGGGTATTTCATGAGAACGTAATCGCACATGTGTGGCGTTCCGGTGTTCTTTACCTTAATACACTCAATCCCATACACCTTGTTGTTTATTATCTGTAAAACAGTCCAACACATTGGATTGCGATTAAAGTCACACGAAACGATAGTCAACTCACTTGGATTCCATTTAGTTTCTCGGAGGTGCTTATCTCGACTGAATGAATACGCAGCCGGGGAATCGTTTTCTTTTCTTCCCCACTTACCAAGCGCAAAAACATCGTAAAAAAACGGATTTGTAAGTAGTAACCCTTCAATTTTAGCCTTTCGGTCATTTGAACAGTACGGATTATCCAAATATGTTGTGTGTGTAGACGTGTATTTCAATGTGACTAATTCACCTCCGGTTAGTTTTACATTTATTTCTCCGTTCTGTGTAGAGTATTCGGAAAGCAACGGCCAGCGTTTAATCATCCAAAAATCTTCCGGTTGGTCGTCACATTCTGGATTAAACGTGATCCATTCTTTAACTCGCCCGTGTTTAGTTCTTAAAGTTGTGGAAAGGACGATATAATCTTCCTCTGTAAGTTGATTCCCTTCCTCAATCCATACGTGAGAAGGGTCTTTTATGGATTTTAACTTAGCCGGATTATCGCATCCACGTGCTATAAATTTATTTCCGTTAACGCATTTTATCTCTAGCGGTGACTTTGTGAACTCGAAATACTCGTCTAATCCCCAATCGTCTACTATATCTTTTATATTCTGCCATTGGCTATCTTTGATGGATTCAAAAGTCTTTTTAACTAACACGCATCTGAAATAGTCAGCACTTAGACAGTCTTTAATCAGTTCTTGAGCAGTGTAATGCGATTTTCCACTGTCACGACCTCCCCAAATAAGATTAACATCAGCATCAGAATCTATTAAGTGCCGGTAACATGGTGAAACAACATCTTCGTGAAATTCAATCTCTACCGTCATTTACTTTTGATTATGAACTTAACCTTGTCGCCAAAGTCTTGCTTAATCGGAGCGTAAACGCCTCTTTTCTTGTAAATTTTGTCTATTGCTTGGATTTGTTCACTCGGTGTTACGCCTCGGAGAATCGGAACGCCTTTGATAAATTCTACCACTTCCATGTTTCCGGTAGCTATTTTACAAAGGATGGCCTCTAATTCAGAATCGCTAACAATCTGCCCTTTTACGACCTCTTTATATTCTTCCTCGGTAACTGCCTCACGAATCTTTTCTTTTTGCTCATTGCGCTTTGAAACGATTAATTTAGCCTCTTTTAGCTCTGAATCTAACGTTCTTGCAGACGCTTTGCAACTTTTTGCAAGTGTTTGCAAAATATCCTTCCTTTCCATCCCTTTCTCTAGCATGGAAACTATACTATCAATGCGTTTCTGCTTACCTGCAACTTTCGACATATCGCAAATTTACTCAAATTGAATAAATATTCCACAAAAAGCGAAAAATTGTTTCACATTGCTGAAAAGTGTGGACTTTTTAACCGCTAGTTGTCTTTAACCCAAGTTCATTTAATAGGTCTTGCAACGATAATATCGTCTTTATTAAGTTCAATTGAACGTAATAGTGTAAATGAAACCCTTCTAACCAAATCAGAATCAGATGCTAAATCGGTGTCGTTGTGATCTATTGTAACCGACTTTATACCTAATCTGCTATTTAAGTGTATGCCGAATTGTATGTAGTAAGATTTACCTTTATCTTTACTCATGTTTTTATTTTTTATACTTGTTAATAATCTCCATCAAAAAGAACTTATCGTCCTTGTGTGGCTTTTTAATTGATGCGATGAAATCCAATCGTGCTAATTTCTCAGATCCGATTTTCTTCTCCAAATTCACTCGGTAACGGTTCAAGTTTCCGCTCAGATAGTAATTGCACCTTACGCATTGACCGTGAACATTATCCTCGTTAAACCGGAGTGCGTTGTGATGCCCTGCTGAGTAAAAATGCCCGGCTTGTTCTACTCGAGCAACTTGGCAACTGATACATGCGCTTTTCTTTGTCACGTTCCCTTATCCAATCGTTGAAAACTTCAATAGCTTTCTTTTTGAGTTGGGGAGTGGATTTTGATTTAAGAGGTGGCATTGTCAATTTTGACTGCATTTTTTAAATTACTATCCCCATTTACATACATTTCATAATTGAAGAATATGTTATTCTTTTTTTGTAGAATAACTTCTTTTGTGTCTGTTCTAACCTTTACTACCGGGAATACTTTGAATCGGTATTTCTTTGGGTAATCATGAATATCTCTATGAAATTCACACGCTACAAAATCTCCATTTTGCAAACTTTCAAAATCTTCTATTGTTTTAAGTGGCTTAGTCGTTATCATTTTCTTTCTATTTTATTGGTTGTTAATGTTTAAAAATCTCAATATGTTATTCGTTTCAATCGGTATTAACTCAACCGATTCGTTTACTTTTGACTTTGGGATGAAGTCTTTACCAATCCACCAACCGATACTACCACCATTTAATACACATTTCAGAAATCTTCCAGTTCGAGTGTTCACTACTTTTCTGCATGGCGTCATTTTGTAGTAAGTAGCCTTTTTGAATTGGTACTTCAAATCGTATTTTATTGAAACTGTGTGCATTTTGCTTTGGTTTTGTTTCGGTTAGCCGGTAGTTATGCGTAATGGCTATCTGACCGTTTCCAAAGACAGTTTCGTGTAGGAAACAAAAAGAAAAAAGCCAACCGCACATTGTTTTCATAAAAATAATCCTACTTCTTTAATCAATCTGTTTTCAGCTATCAGTTTATACTTCGGGTTCAATTCAAACCCTGTATAATTCCTATTTAGCTTTTTGGCTACTACTGCCGTTGTTCCTGCACCCATAAACGGGTCCAAAACCAAACCATTTTCAGGGCATCCAGCTTCAATCATTCGCTTTACCAACTTTTCGGGATAGGTTGCAAAATGTGCTTCTGGGAAAGGCTCTGTGTTTATGCTCCAAACTGTTCTCATATTCTTTCCATCGGGGTTAGGTCGCATATTTCGGTTTCTGTATGTTGTCTGCCCTGTCCCGTTATCCCAAGTTGATTTTCCGTTGGCTTCTAAATCATCACCGCCCCATCTGTCTAATGGTTTGGTGTAAGGTTCAAGTTGTTGCTCAAAGTAGTAGCCAGTTGATTGCTTTACAAAGAAAAATATCTTTTCAAAATCAACAGTAAATCTATCCGTTGCACTACTTGGCATTTGGTTTGGTTTGTGCCATATAATTTGATTTCGCAATATCCACCCCGCATCTATCATTCCTATTGCAAATCTTTCGGGTATCATCAAAAGGCTTTTATTCAAGTTTGTTCCTCTGAATTTACTTGCCTTTGCAGTTCCATTTGGCAATACATAAACCTGTTTTGAGTTTTCTACATATTTGCTCGTATCAGCGTTTTTTGTTGTTCCGCTTCCACTACCTGCATAAGTATCTCCTAAGTTTACAAAGCACGTTCCAGTTGGTTTTAATACTCTTTGTATTTCAGAATATAGATCAATAAGTTTGGCAATAAATTCAGGGTAATCTTCTTCAAGCCCAATTTGACCATCCACCCCATAATCACGCAAACCCCAATAAGGCGGAGAAGATATACAGCAATCAACACTGCTATCAGGCATTTGCTTAATTCCTGTTAAGCAGTCGCTAAGTATTATTTTATTTAAAAATTTCATCCCTTCCTTTTTTCTTTTTGTTTCTGTTTTCGTTTCCAATTAAATTTCATCCTAAATTAACCGCCACATACGCATAACACGGTATTGGCAAAATTGCCGTTCTGTTTTTCAATTAAACTTTCGTCCATAATTTCAACTTTTGTTTTTCAATTTAGCTTTCGGTTCGGCAACTTCGCCAATACCCATACGTTATGGTTAATTGCCTTTCCCCTGCATACTAAGATATTTCACACATTCTTGAAATCCTGCTATAAACATTGCTTCTTCTTGTGCTGTTAATTTAGGATGAAATTTAATTGGAAACGAAAACAGAAACAAAAAGAAA